TTATTAAATCAAAAGAAGGTTTTACGCCAAAAGCAAAATGGGATTATAAACAATGGAGCGTTGGTTATGGAACCAAAAGTTTTGAAGGTGAAACAATCACCGAAGCTGAAGCAGATCGGCGCCTAAGAGAAGAAGTAGCTAAATCACGAAAGAGTGTAATCGATCATGCTTTGAAACATGGTTATAATTGGGATCAAAAGAAAATAGATGCACTAACATCATTTGCTTACAATTTAGGACCGGCCGCACTAAGCCAACTTACAGCAAATGGAACTAGGTCTGATGAAGAAATAGCCAAAAAACTTTTAGAATATAATAAAGTCCGTAAAGGTACCGAACTTGTTGAAGAAAGAGGATTGACCGCAAGACGAACACAAGAATTTGCCATGTTTGCTGGAACAACACAACAAGCACCAACATTGGCGGCAACACAACCAACAATGGGTTCAAAAGTAGCAACAGCGTCAAGTTCTGTTGCAGAAGGGCGTATGCAATTGAGCACATCGCCAGCACCTTCAGTAAACTATGTTAATAATAGCAAAAATGTCCAACAAACTGCACCATCATCTACTACTGCATTGAACGCATACGATCCATTTATGTTTGAAAGTTTAGTAAGCCGCCAAGCATAAAAAACCCGGCGCTAGAACTTTATCTAGGCGCTCTTTCAATTTATCGTATGACTTGAATTGTTTTGGTTCAACAAACTCTTTTAGAGAATGTTCTTTCTTCCACAATTCTTCCAACTTGTCATCGTCACCATCATATATTGCAGAAGGACTTTCAAACTCTGATTTATCGTAGTTTTGATAACCATCAACTTTACGAATTTTCAGTTTAAAGTTTGCACCTTCCCACATATCAAAAGGATTCATTGGCTTCTCATCAGCAAATGCCGGGTCAGGATTCATAGCCTCTGTAATCTTATCAAAGATTTTCTTACCAAACTTAAACAGTTTGATTTGACCTTCATTTTCTTTATTTGAAGGATCAGAAACAATCAACACATTAGCGATGTATGAAAGTTTACGTTTACGGTCACGAGCAATGTTTTTATTTGCTTCGATGCCTGAATTCCATAATGTAGAATTTGCTTCACACACAGGACAATTTTGATTTACTGTTGTCAAGCAATTATCAATTAACCAACCACCAGGTCCTTGAAATCCATGTGAAAACACACGAATCCAAGGAAGAGCATCATCACCATCAGCTTGAGGTGCAGGAAGAAAACGCAGAACTGCCATGCCATTTCCTGCTTTATCAACAGAAGGTTTCCAAAAACGATCATCTGCACCACCGCCTTCAGCAGGTTGCGCTGTTGCTTCGATTGCTTTGGTAAGTTTAGAGAGGTCAGAACGACCACGTTTGAGATTTGCGAAACTACTCATAGTATTTCCTTTCGTATAAACGGAGTATTAACGGTATATAAACGACTTATCCACAAAAACATAGTATATCATTTATTTAGTAAATTATCAAGCGTATTTAAGGTATCTTTTACATCTTTGTGAAGTATGCCAATACCATTTGCTTTATTCCAAGCCACAATTACATCAGGTGTATCATCAATAATTACAGCGTCAGGTGTTGCCCATTCTTTCTTATGTTTTCTGCCAGGCACAATATTTACTTTATAATGAATACCATTTGAGCGAAGCCATTTAATTTTTTGGTCTGTTACTTCACCATGAAACTTTTCTCCACCAGAAGAAGAAAGAATTTCTACATGAATTTTTGGATGTTTCTGTATGTAAGATAATAATTCTTTTCCACCAGGAAACCACTCAAGCTCTTCAAAAGCATTTTTATTCAGAATGAAATCTTCCCAATTCTTTGACCATTCTTTTCTATCACGCTTCTCTAAAGATTCTTGGCCATACAAATCTCTAAACTTCTTTTCAAAGTCACAGAGAACACCATCCATGTCTAGGTAAATCTTAGTTATCATTTATCACTTTCTTCAAAATCAACTTATATTTTACTACATCTTCTGGTAAAAATGCGGTATACTTTTCAAGTTTTCTTCGGTAATCTGGCCATCGAATTGTATCGGTAATCTGTTGTGTCCAAACGGGAATGAATTGTAAAATTTTATTTAAAATAATTATAGTTTCTATGTTTACTTCTTTACGCAATCCCATTGTAAGCAACATTGGGTATTCACCATTCACAACTCTAAGTAAATGATTCGGATCTTTTATGTGCGAAAAAAGATCTTTACAATCATTCTCAAAGGTATACGATAATGACTGGATTACCTTTTGTCTTTTCAGATACTTTTGTTGTGCATCATCTAATAGTAAATCACCAATCCATGTTACTGAATCTTCAACAAAATTAGAAACTATAAAGTCAATTAATTCTTCTTTTTGATTAAATTTTCTTGACAGTTTGTAATAATGGTATTTGTCTTTACGATTTTCAAAGTTGGTTATACTGACGTTTGTTTTACCACCATACTTAAAATAATCGTATTTGTCGGTTGTAAAATGCAGTTTTAGTGATTGGAAGATTTCAAATGTTTCATAACCATTCATATCGGAAGTCTAGAAGTTTTCACTTTGAGTAAATTGGCTTTCTCTGCTTGTTCTTGCATCTTAGCCTTGAGTGTTGAATTTACAAGAGAAGCTGCAACTTCTATTTCAAGTCCAGTTTGTTTGCAATATTCTACTATAGCTTCAAGATAAGTATAGTCCGTGTTTGCGACCATACCTTCTATCTTCACAGCGAACTTACGCATTTCTTCTCTTGTTGCCATTACTTCTCACTTGCAAGTTTATAATCTAAATCCATTAACCATGAAGTTTTTGGGCATTGATTATCATAACATTTTTCAGATTTCATTACTGACTTTGGTATCTTACAAATAGGACACCTTTCAGATGCCTCTGTTGGAAATTGAATAACATCATCATTTAAAGGAAAAGAAAGAGCAGGTTGTGCAGCACCTAAGTCAAGCGTAATATCGTTTGATTCAGGTGTAGATACAAAAGGAAAATTATTTTGTGGAATACCAGAAAAATCCCATTGATTATCACTTTCAATTTCTTCATCGGGTTTAACTATATCCAAAACGCCAGTAAAATGGAAACCTGCACCACGCAGAAATGATTCGAAATTTTCTAAAACAGTATCTAAACTACCTGCCTTAAATTCTGTGGTATGAGTTGATGAAGCATGTTCTTCATCACCACGGAAAATATCATAATCAAAGTGTTCACATGTAAAAGTATAACGAGCCATTATTTTACCACCGATTCATAAAGAGTTTCAAATTGTTCGTGTACTGCCACTTCTTCATCATAGTTTTGTTTATGATAAACTTTGACCAAACGTGATACCAGTTTTTTAGGTAACTCCATTTTCTTTGCGGTCTCTGCAATCGATTCACGAATAAAGTCTTGTTCGCCATCAATTCTTGCCATCGAATCGGAACATTCTTTGATGATCTTGTAAAGTTTTTCTTTATCTGGTTCCGATAATTTATTAATTGTCATTTGTTTAACTGCCATAATATAAAACTCCTTATTTTCTAGATGTTGCTTGTTGCGCTACATTGTGTGATTGAGCTGAAGCTGCAAATGCGATACAAATAATATCTTGACTTTGTACATATGAACAGCGTACTGATAATGGGTCGATTCCCTTTTCAACGGCACGATTAATGTTTTCTGCCATTAAACTGCGATCATGAATGTTGTACCAACCAATCGCAATTAGTGCCGTTAAAATTACTGATGTGATACAAAGAGCAACCGTATTATCACCTTTTTTTAAATCGAATTTGTCCAATTTTTCATATCCTTTCGTATGTAAAAAATATGGCGACCAATTGTTGTTAAATGTTCCATATTTCTCCATTGTGGGTTAACATAATCTGCATGATAAAACAAAGCACCTTTTGATGGATCTTCAATCTTATCATGGTTCGCATAAACATAAACTGCTAAGTTACGAATATCATTATACAACGGACTGTTGCTGTTTGTCAAGCTCTTTGCGACTGATATTGCCTTTGGTCGTTCTTCGCACCACCAAGAAAACTGGCAAGTGCCTCTAATTTTTTGTTTAACAACACCACAAATATCATTCTCAAAATGTCCAGATTTGACTCTGTTAATTGTTACAAATGCCACCGCTATTTGGCCTTTCGTAGGCTCGTGTGCCGATTCAAAATAAATGTTTTCTGCCAAACATTCGACTTGCTCTTTTGCATCAGGCGACATAAAAGCGTAATAAGCTTTGTAAGGTATTTTTACAACATTTGTTACCGAAAGTGCGGTAAATCCTATAGTAAATGCAATCAAACTAATTGTGAAAAGCACTATTGCTCTTTTCATGACTTCTCCTTAATTGTTAGGGGACGGCCGAAGCCGTCCTTGTCCCATCAGGTAGATTTTTTAGTTGTTGTTTTAGTATCTACGGTTATATTCGAAACGAAATTATTCAAAGTCGCTGCTTTGGCGATAACTTCTGATTCAGAGGGAAATGGTGGATACCCTGGATGTTTCGGTGGGTCCTCACCTTTGAGTTTGGCAGTATCACAATCTACTGACCATTGATTGGCGATTTGTTCACGCTTACCATAATAATCGTCATTGAGCATATCTCTCGCCATTTTGAGTAGCTCTAGCCGTATTTCAAACGGTGTCATATTTGACATAATTTTCTCCTGTGTGTTTGTGTGTCACCAGCGGTTGTGTGTATGCTGGTATCTTATTTAGTCCCAAAGATTGCGGTAATATCTACCAAACAACCTTAGACCGTTTTGTATTCGTTTATTATGTTTATCATAACCTTCTTTATCAAATACTGCGGTGTGATTAGGACCATGTTCTAAAGAATACATTTTTGGTTCACCTTTTTCATCCCACTCACACGGCACAGATTTTAAATCTGAATTACCAGAATGAAATTGTGCATCATTGTCATCATCAACTAATTGCTCAAATGTCCAAATCATTTCATCCATTACCCACTCAAATCTTTTGAAATGATTGGCATCGGTGTCCCACTCATTTTCTTTTGGTGGTGCTGATGTACTACGCAATTCTTCTGGCACATCTTCATCATCTACAAAAGGTGCACCGTGATTTGTTTCTTTTAATTGTTTTAGCATTGGCAAAATAATA